GTGATGAGCGGAGGCGTGTCAATGACGTTCGGGCCAGACGACGGGGAGCCGACACCGACATAACCACAGCCGAAGACGAGCGAGTCGAGGTGAGTCAGCGGGTGCTCAGCGTCGAGGTCATTCTCAAGCCAGATCTCCTGCAGGTCCGCGTCGACATCGTTGCTGTCGGGGTAGCGGAAGCCATCTACGTTGAGGCGACGGTCCAGCGCATCGACAGCAACCCGCGGCCAACCGGTCGTCGTGTGGACGTTGCGCATCTGCGGCGGGATCGAGATCCCAAGGTCTTGAATGTGGACCGTGCCGCGGTAGTACGCGTCCCGCAACTCAAGGCCATACCGCTTCGACTCCACCAGCGACGTCAGTCGAGTGACCATGGCCTGCTCGTCGTCGGACAGATGGATCATCTGCAAGTTCAGCGACACGACATCGCTCGGGCCGTAAGCCTTGACGCCGTAGGTCTGGTCAGGCTGGTTCATATCGACGGGGCTGCCGGTGACACCTGTGGGCATGGTCACTGGTTGTGCCCCTTCCCACTTGGTTAGTCGAGGACGATCACCCGACCTTTGCCGGGGCCTTTCTTGCGTTTCTGCCATTCCTTGGACGCCAGCACCAGGCGGCGAACCATGCGGACGCCGACCACACACACCGCGGCGTCGATCTTCCGGGGCGAGTCTTTGGATTCCTTGCTGATGCTGCCGCGGCCCTTGTAGTCGTGGTAACGGGCATTGCCCACATGCCGAGCCACGACCGGGTTTCCGTCGTGAGTGAAGCCCTGCTGCAGGATCTCCTCAAGGCACGTCTCTGTGGCCTCAGCGAACTCATACGCCCGCGAGCGCATGTCCCACGCGATCGACATCGGCTCACGCGCAGCCGGGGCCGCCATGATCAGGTAGCGGTCCTTGTAGCGGTCCGGCCAGGTCACCTTGACGAAGCCCTGCCACTCCTGCACGTCAGCGAAGAACGCCACAACCTCGTACTTCTCGTGCGCGCCGATCACGGCGGAGTCGACAGCCTCAACAGGCACGACGTCGTTGGCGTTGTGGGCCGTGTCCGGCTCCCACACACCTACCGTGAACACGTGGCCGTCCGACATCCGGCACCCCATGAGCCCGGTCGCGTCGCGGCTCTTCGACCCGTCGAAGAACAGGCACACGGCCTCTTTGGCTGCCACGACCTCGTCAGGGCGGGCGAGTTTGGCCCAGTCCTGCGGCTCGATCCACGCATCCTCGTCAGCGGTCGGCTGGTTGAGGTACTTGCGCCGGCTGTCAGCGGCCGATGCCTGCAGGTCCCAGATGCGTTCTCTGATGGCCTCGAGGTCAGCCCACCAGCAGTCGTCGTAGACGAACTTCAGCGCCTCGGTGACACCGGTCTCACCCTTGGTCTTGTCGGGGGAGTCAGTCAGGACCGCGGTCGGCGGGGCCACCCGGGCGTCATACAGGATCTTCGTCGAGCCGCGAGCGTGACCCTCTTCTTGGGACACCCATGCGAGGAACGACGCCTCAGCGACCGAGTCCTTACCCGGCATCCACGAGTTGCACGTCTCAATCATCCGCGACCCGGACTTGGCCAGGTTGTCAGCCAGTGTCGCCGCGAACTCCGGGCCACCGTTGCCTGGTAGCCAGTGCTCAGGTTCGTCACCGACAATGCAGGTCGCCTCGCCACCCTCAGCGGCGCTCGATGACGAGGTGAGGACGTGGAGCTTGCCGCCGCCGGCCTTGTTGTAACGCTTCTCGCCGGGGTCGAGCCCGAAGTCGGCGACGATGCGCGACCCCTTGGGCGCGAACGCCCGGACCATCCGCATCGTGTTCTCGGTCTGTATCTCAGCGGTGGCGGCGATCTGCACCAGCGGCATAGCCACCGGCTTACCGACACACCCACCTTGAACCTTGGGGTCGAAGTCTTTGAGCCGCACATTCCCGCACAGCTCGACCAGGGCGATGACCGCGGCGAACGGCGACTTGCCGGAACCTTTGCCGAGCCTGCGAACCGCGCGGCGGTAGATCCAGGTGCCGTCCTCGTTCAGCCCATACCAGTGCAGCAGGAACCGGACCTGTGACATCGTCGGCTGCCAACGCTGGCCGGCGTTAGGCCCATTCGGCTGCCTCAGATACTTCGTCCCGAACGCGACCGCTTCCCACCCGAGCGTCAGCGCAGGCAGATCAGACGGGAGAGTGACTAGACGGTCGAGCGGGCCAACCTCACGCGCCACGGAGCTTGCTCTGGAAGTCAGCCAACGCCGTCACCGACGCCTCTTCGTCGGCATCGACAGCCGCGCCCCGCTCCAGCTCCACCCGCGACCGCCGACGATCCCCTTCGGTGACCAGCAGCGACGACATCGCCTTGAGGTACGCCGACAGGCTCGCACCCTTGAGCGGGATGGTCGCCGTGATGGCGCCTTCCTTCTCGGTGAAGCCCACCACCTGCGGGGACAGATCCCGCGAGATCGACTCCGCGATCAGGAACGCCGTCGCCCAATCGGAAGGCTCATACCAGCGGCTCTGACCAGACAGCGCCAAGGAGTCATACCAAGTCCGAGCCACCTTGTGCCACGCCTCGTCAGCGACCGGAGCGGTGACGCTCTTGGCCGCCGGCGCCTTCGTGATCTGCTCGGCAGCGGCAGGCTTGGTCACCTTCGCGCGGTGTCCCATGCGGTCGGCTGCGCGCTTCGGAACCGGTCCTCGTGTGCCCATGATTGACCTCCAGGGTCGGAACGACCCGCCAGGGGCCGATGGTGCGGTATGCGTGAGGTGGGTAGGTCGAAACGTTGAAACCCGGGCTGAATGGCTGGCGCTAACCAGCATCGCCCGGGCCTCCTTGAGGTAAGGGTACCCTCCCCACCCCTTATGCGTGGGGTGGTATATCAGATGGCACCGGGGTGCTTCTCGGCAGGCCGCCTGCCTCGTGCTGCCCGTCTGGCGTAGCCGGCTGCTCTGCCTCGTGCTGCCTCTGCCTTGCTCTTGTCTGCGTGGCAGTCGCGTCCGCATGTGGGGCACGGCGTGCCGTGGGCGGGTCGTAGGTTGCTCGCGTCGTGCACTGACAGATCGGTGCGTGTCCACTCTGCCCAGGCGATGACGTGGTCGACCTGCTCTGCTTGCCCGTGTCCGCATAGCCAGCACACGTAGCCGTGTGCAGTGAGGACACGTTGCTGCTTGTGTGGGTCGATGTAGTCGGCTGGCGTGCGTCGCTTCTGATCCCACGCCACGGCCGTCCCTTACCTGATGCGCTTGATGTAGGTCACGCAGTGGTTGGGAACCAGCAGGGTTATCTCTTCGCCCACGCGGAACTCCCAGACGTCGCGGTCGTTGAGGCTGGGATGAACGTCAGACTCAGCGCGAGTGCCGGGGTCACCGTTGATTGAGTTTGTTTCCACGTGCCAGGTGTTGGATGGCATGGTGATTCCTTTCGGTGGTGGGGAGGTGGAGGAGGTTACTGCTGTGCGGGTACGACGTCCTCGTGTGTGGGGCAGTAGGTCACGACGCTGGCTCGCAGTAGGACCTTGGTGCCTGCATCGTTGACTGCGCCTGTGGTGAGCATGGTTGCTGCTACCTGATCGGGTGTCTGTCCTTCGTCGAGCCTCGCGCAGATGGTGTGCCCGAGCTTGATCCACGCTGCATCGTCGACACCTGGCCACACGCCGTCTAGCAGCGTGAGGAACTGCGCCTCTGTGGCTGTGACCTCAGGTGCTGGTGCGGGGGTTGGTGCACTTGAGCATCCTGCGAGCGCGAGGATGGCGATGAGTGCTGGTGCGATGCGAGTCACGACGGACAGAGTGGCACGACTCGGGCGGTGATACGAGGGTTGCGCGCTACCGCTGCAGTGCGGGGATCAGCGCGGTGAGTACCCACGCGAGCAGTCCGAGGGCGACCCAGTTGAAGCGGGGCACGCCGATCGCGGCGAGGATGAAGAAGATCGCGGCGAGGATCAGCAGGACGACGGTGAGCATGTCGTCTCCCCGTCGTCGGTTGGGCATGGGAAGAGTGCGGCTGCCCAGGGACAGATACCGCACTCTGGCACGAGGCTATCTTTCAGAGCGCCGCTTGTCTAGGACTCTCGTCGCTGGGCGTGTCGTTGGCCTCACGCCTTGGATCGCGAGCCACTTGGTGTCAGTCCTGGCCCGATATCGCGTGCCGCGAACCGAGTACAAGGTACGGCCGAGCATCTGCGCCAGTTCGACCAGCGGCAGGTCGTCGCGCGTCACGATCTCCAGATCAGCGCCCGTCCATTCTTTCCGGTTGTTCCGCGCGCTGGGAAGCGTCCGATCGTACTGCGGAGCGGTGTATGACCCGACTTTCCTAACTGCTTCAGCCGTGCACTCTGGGCACCGACAGCCCAGCTTGTATGCCGTGCTCGTTCCATGCGTCACGGTTTCGTAATTGGCGGCGCGTGCACGTTCGCTTGCGGCCAACCGATCCGCACGCGAAGCCTCAGAGCATTTCTCACACCGGCATCCGGCAGAGTACCCGGCTGCTCCGTGCGAGACGAACTTGTGCGGCCCGCGCGGCGTGCGCGACCGCGTCGCCTCACGGCGGCACAACTTCGTGCAATACACCTGAGTGGTGTGCGGAGTGAATACGGATCCGCACCACGTGCACGCGCGGGGCGCTGGTCGACCGGCCTCCCGCCTCGACTTCCAGTAGCACGCAGCAGTGCAAAAGGTCTTGTCTTTCCTGCGTGGGGTGAACACTGTCCCGCACCACGGGCACGGACGCGAGGTCAGTCGGGCAGACTCCCGCCTTGCCGTTTCGCACGCTATGCAGTGGCGCCATCCGTGACTGTCGAACCGCGTGTTTGTCTCGGTCCACTCGTGTAGTCCTGCGCCGCAACGGGTCATGCTGCATCATCCCTCTTCGTCCGGGCGAGTTCCATGAGGTCGTCGAGGAGGTAGAGGCCGTCGCCTTGTGCGAGTACCCGTTTGCGTCTGGTCCACGTGTAGATCGTGGCGCGGGGGATGCCCATGAGTGCGGCGCCTTCGGTGGGTGTGACGAGCTGCCCGAGGTACTGCTGGAGTACCCATTCGCGGCGTGTGGCGAGGCTGAATGTGGCGCCGCAGTCGGGGCATTGGACGGTGGTTGCGAGGGTCCGGTCGTCCTCGGGCACCCACATCTCGGCGA